CGGCGGCCAGGCTTAGCCTTGGGGCAGCAGCGTCAGGGGTTAATACCGACATCACCGAGCTTGCCGGTTTGACCACGATGCTTCCACTCACAGAGGGCGGAACCGGAGCGTCGAACAGCACGGCGGCATTCAACGCTCTTTCACCAGCATCAATGAAAGGTGACCTCCTTGTGGGTACTGGGGCGAGCACTGTCCGCTTCCCAATCGGGGCTGACAACCTAGTTCTCACGGCAGACTCAACACGGGTAACCGGACTTAATTGGAAGGCGGGGATTGGCGGGCAGTATCAAAATTTCGCGGTTAACCCCAACTGCGCAAGCGGAAACACTAACTACACGGCATCGGCGGGCGCCATCACTCAAGAGATTGGTGCTGGAAATCTTGCCGTCCCATCCTCGGCAGCCTCTTGTAAGTGGGTTACAACGACCGCAGGCGCGACCCTTACGAATGACCCATACACAATCATAAGCGGAGCAGGACCCGGACAACTTAACGGAGCCGCTGCTTGTTACTTCAAAACCACGGCCTCGACCTTCTCGCTTGTTGCCATGAGCGGTGGAGTCGCTACGGGTAATGTTCAGGCGATCCCTGCTGGCGCTAATTTCGTCCCGGTAGCCTCTAACGAGGGATTCCCGGATTCTGGCACAATCCAGTGGCAGATCCAACACACTGGAGCGGCCTCAGATACCATCTACTTCGGTGGGTGTTTCCTGGGTGATGCTAAAGGTGTGAACCTCCAGAACGTGAGCCAGGCACAGCTTCTCGGCACAGTAACAATTTCTGGGTGTGCGGCGCAGTTTTCAACAACAAGCGCCTCCATGGCAGAATTTGGAACCCAGACCGGGTGCGTTTACACGCTAACCGGACAGGCGCTGGCACCAAGCACCAACATTCCCGCAATTAGATTTGCGTCTGTTCCCGCAGGCGAAATCGTTATCGAATATGAGGGCGGCCTGCAAACGTCCACGGGCGGATTTGAGTCTTATTTCCAGTTCTGGGATGGTACTAATACTGCCAGAGAAAAGGTTACTCTTTATACCAACAATACCACTGGCATGATGCTGCCAGGGACCAGACAGTCCATGACGTACTCTAGCGGGGCGTCCAACGTGACGTTCTCGCTTCGCGGATCTGTAAGCGCAGGTGGCACGGCTAGAGTCAATAACGGAGGTGGTGGCTGGCCGCAGGGCGTGATTAAGGTCTACGTGTTTCCATCTCAGAACCAACTCGCCGTCACGCCGGACATGACGCCGGGGAGTTGGAGCGGGTATCACGACATAACCTGTCAATGGACACGGACCAATGTGGCCTACGGTAACCCAGCCATTGATTCATCCTGTGCCTTGGTTGAACAATTAAATCAGAACTTTGGTTCTGTTACGAGCTACAACGACGGTACGCCCGGCAATAATTATCCGGGCATCGTCTTTACCCCAAAGAAGGCGGGAAATTATTTCGTTTGCGCACAACCACAGGTATGGAACGGAAGTAATGGGGGCGACGCCACCGTTGCCTTGACTGCTGGCGGAGCTTTCCCCCCAATATCAGAACATTCAGTACAAATACCCACTTCTAGCAACGGCGGTCAGACAATGACGTTATGTGGAAAAACATACGCGTCATCTACTGCCCCAGTCACACTCAGTCTTCAGATTAGGTCTGTAACTGGGACGACATATATCCTGGGCAATAATGCCTCGTATATGTCAGTCGGATGGACCATTTTCTACCTCGACAACTCGCTGCCGTCGCCGGTCGTACTTCCTCGCTTTACCTCTGCACAGGTGACCGTAAGTAATTCTGCCGCAGCGGTTGTACATCAAATCGGTAACTGGCTCTCTGTGGCAAACGGGGCTGGCGCTGGTTTGACCACGGGGACAATCACCGGATTCACCACTACTCCAGACTGTTCTTGTACGGTTGTTGGCGCAGCTAGTACGTCGGCGTCATGGTGTGGGTTTACGGCAGACCCGACAAATACAACTCTTTTAATTACCCGAACACGAGCGGGAGCGGCTGAAAACGGCAACGTCAATATCGGATGCACATGGAGTCAATAATGCGTTTCCTCCTCTGCTTCCTGATGCTGACTGCGGGGTGTGCGTGACACAGGATAAAAAGTCCTCCTACATTCGCATGTCAGAACGAGAGATGCTCATTGGCCTCATGATCAGAACCGAGCATCTTGAGAGAGACCGGAATATATTCGTGACTTTCCTAGGAAGTGCGTGGCTTGCTATTATTGCTCTACTGGTTAAATTAAGATGAAAGGAAAAAGTATGGCGGGTAAATCAATGGCTCCGGGTGGTGGTGGAAGGTTTGCAGCTCTCAAGGCAAAACTTGAGCGCGGAGGAAAATCAGCAAAAGCTGCCGGAGGCATAGCCGCCATGGTGGGCCGGAAAAAATATGGCAAGAAGCGATTCCAGGCGATGGCGACTGCTGGCCGTAAACGGGTTGCTAAGTGAAGTTTATAAGGCGGGCTTATTATTGGATCACGCGCACGCTTAATCTGCACCCCCGCGTGCAGATTAAACATGTGAGTGGGAGGAAACATTAATGCTCCCAGGGATATTCCTGCCTAATCTGTTCACAAATTCGGACATGACCTCGGCTATTGAAAGCCGGGACATCTATATGCAGGAACTTACCCTAGGGAATATCCATTGTTGGTGGACTGGGGTTCCAGTAGGCACCCTACAAATTCAATGGAGAAATTCCATAGATGAACCGTGGGAAATCGACAGTTCGTCCTCCGTTTCAGTGAATGGCGCAGGAAGTGTGACGTACAAATTATCTGACATTGGCGCGGGTCTGGGCCGAGTGATATATACCCCCCTGAGCGGGAGTGGCAATCTATACGCATCGTGGTATGGTAAAGTACAGAGCACCTATTACTAAATATGCCAACAGTAACAATCCCAGAAAGTTCATCCGAGGCAGAGAAGATAAGGGCAGAGGCTGCTGAAGCGGCCCTCCAAAGCAACATTGATGGGAAAATATCACAAGTAGACCTTGATAACAGGATTGATGTTTTGACTGCTGATCCTGCGGCTCCTTTAGATAAGCAGATCTGGATAAAGCATGAGCCTGTGGTGTCATTAGCGGGTTCTCTGGCCGTCCCTAATGGTGCTGGTAATGTGGTTGTAAATGTGCAATCTACCAGACCGTCTGATTTTAATTATTTTAGTGACTCTGGCGGTCTAACTGGTGGACTCATGGTTGATGCTGCCCCGGCTAGTACACCACATGTTTTCGCGTTTTTTCATGATGTTAATTCACTACATGTGAGGGGTGGCTTAACGAGCACGTGGGGAGAACTCGTCACGCAGCTTAACGCATGGGCTGTGGCCAACTTGCAGCTTCCTATGGGTGTCACAACAATTGTTTCGTTGGATAATGACGCCGCCGACAATGCTATCGAGGTAACTGAACTCGTTCATACCGTCGGCCTTACGGGGGTCCTCGCAGGTATTCCCAGGACAGAGATAAAATATCGCAAAGATGGCGTTACAATTCCAATCCAATTTCCTTCAATAAGTTTGCCAGTTTATGAGGGATTAGACCCCTTTCCGGTATACCCTGGATATGTTTGGCTTCGTTTTGATCCCACCGTTCCCCCAACAAATCTTTCTGGACAAGTCAACGATATGAGTATGAATGGATATTTTATGGCAAATATTACTTCGCCCGACAACGCCGATTTGGCTTGGTTTACGGGAGGTCCCTAATGGGAGGAGGAGGCGGTGGCGGCCCTAACGGGACGATCATATTTACTTGGTGGGATGGTATGCCTATCCCAGGCCAGGCCATCGTCGTGTTTTCTTCTGGGGTTGGCATAATCGTCCAGCACTTCCACACCACATGGGATACCGTGATAACTGCACTAAATGCCTTTTGTGCCGCTAATCTTTCTGGTGCGGCCACCTATAGCTTTACTCTTACTGATGAGGGTAACGACGGTACAAAGGAACTTTCGCAGTTTCAACAACAGATGAGCCTTTCTGGAAATGGCCAGTCGGCCTCTTTTATATTCAAAGGTGTCGCCCCTACCGGCACCACATATCAGGCATCAATGTTCTAGGAGGCTTTATGAATCTCTCCCTTACCCGATGTCACTGGGATATAGACGGAATATTCGGAGAGCTGCACTCAGAGCAAAGCCACTTGATTTGTGAGACTCTCGAGCACGCATACCTGCACGGCGATACTTACTTTGCTAAGATCCCGCCTGGGGGATATATCTGCAAGCGTAGCCAACACCGGCTCCATGGCATGCAGGAAGACTTCGAGACATTCGAGGTCATGGGGGTGCCCGGCCATACTGGCCTCTTATTCCACTGGGGAAATTTCAACCGGGACTCCGAGGGCTGTATCCTGCTCGGTGAGGCTATCAAGATAACCGAGGACAAAGAAGAGATGCTCACTAACTCCAGGAGAGCATTTGCTTCTTTTATGGCTTTACAGGACGGTTCGGATGAGTTTACACTCATAGTATCCTAGGGGGATTTCATGAAAACTTTATTGAGTCTGTTGGGCGGCGCGATTACGATCACTGAGCAGAACGGCATTGTGTCGTTCAACTGGAATGAATCACTCGGCGGCGGTCAGGCCGCGGGAGTGCTGAAGGGCGTGGGCAGCATCCAACTCAGTGGCAATCAAGCGCTGCACCTTGCCGAGGGCTGGCTGAACGGTAAGCTCCCGGCCGCGCTCGTGCCATTCGCCAAGGGCATCGAGAATCTCATAGACGTCGGCCTCAAGACTGTCGAGTGACCCCGAATCAGTTATTCGTAATAGCTTTGCTTAAGCAGCTGGGGGTTATCCTAGGAATTCTTGCTGCTGCTCACGTCGATAACCGGGTATTCCCCTGGATGAGAAAAAATGCCAACCGAACCGAATCAGCCGCTCCCCACGACGAATCAACCCGCGACGTACGCCAATAAAGTCGTAGGGGATCTCATGGGCCTGGGTGAAACCGCAGTGGAGACAGCCGCGGAGGCTGCTGCTCCCTTTCTCGCTTACCCCGTGATTAAACAGATATGGGAAGCGCTCCTACATTGGATCTTTGTCACGCTCGGTGGCGCACTCGGAAAGCTTGCGGGATACGTGGTGCTAGACATCGAGGAGTATCAAGCCATCAAAACAGCGTCGGACACCCTGCTCGCCCTGGATGCCGCGCGCACTGTAGGAGATCAACATGCGATCCAAACGGCCAGTGATGCAGCTGATGATGCTGCCGCTGCTCTTATACACTATTACGGCTCTATCCAGTCTTGAGGGCTGCGGAAGTCTTCAGGTCCCTGTCGTGATTAAAGACGAGTCGGTTTATTATCTGAAGGGCACCACGCAGCTCCCGCCTAGTGACGACGACCCGACATACGCCACCATGATGCACTTCCTGACCTCGGGTAAGACACCAGTGACCCGCTATCAGTGGAATGCCATAAGCAAGGGTAAGGCATGCATGGATCTCTCAGCATTTGCAGATTTCAATGTTGAGATTGCGAAACTGTGCAGCCAGGTCCCGTGTAGCTATAAGCTCCAGGCTATTTTGCCGAGGTTAGTCGCGAGGCTGAAGAGAGAGTCTCTCTACTAGGCTTTCGTACCAGTGCCTCGGCTAATCCGCACACGAGCACAATGCATAAGCAGTGTATTGGCATCCGCAGGGGATAGTTAAATAATCCAAGCGTACAAAAGCCCATGAGAGCACCAAAGAGGGCCGGGCGAGGCCACGCCACACTTGCGAGACGAGCCACAGCAGGTGCTATGCACAGCCAGCCGACGATCCCCCCCTCGGTTAGGATCTGTAGCCAGTCGTTGTGGAGCCACATGAAATACTCTCCACCAAAATGATTAGTGGTCACTTGCTGGATGGGCAGGAGTATCTGAGAGGTTGAAAATCCCATGCCGAGTAGTGTGCTGCCACTCTTATCCCAGCAATCAATGGCCATACGCCAGATCATGAATCTTCCACTGTCCCCCCACAGTGCACCGCCTAGCAGCTTGTGGCTTACTAAAAGCATCAAACCGGCCAGTAAAAGGGTGCCTAGACCACTCAAAAGCCATGCTTTTCGAGGGGTCCGAGCCACAAAAACAGCAGCTGTAGTCACGCCCAGTACTCCCCACGGTACACTCGCCTCAGTTCGCCAGATCATGAGCAGGGTAAGCAGCCAGCTCCCGCACATGAAGGCCATCTTTGCGCGAAAGTTATTACGACATATGGTGCCCGCTGTAAACCCCCAGGCGATAGGAAGCAGGCAGGCTAGTAGTCCAGCCGCCATGCTGGGGTTGCCGAACCATAACCCATTGAGTGCTGGGTGTGGCAGAGTAACAAGTGCAAATGTGCCTACGGCCCATACGAGCGATAAAAAGACCAGTATCCCCCGCTTCATGCTCTGAGTAATTAGGGCGAATAGGGCGGTGCACGCCACAACCTCGAGCACTCCCGAGAAAGCATTCTTTTGGAGGGCCATGAGTGTAATGATGTCGTACGATCTCAGAAAGGGCTGATACGGCCAGGCCGCTATCGCGAGCATACTAACCAGACAGTAGAGCAGGCCAGGGAAATAGAACCAGCTCGTGCGCCTCGCCACCCAGCCTGAAAACCCAGCGGCCGCGAGAGTAAGTATAAGCGCCCACTTCGATAGCCAGGTGGCACTCCAGAAGTTTCCCACCCCAAAGAATAATACCGCTACGCCTACTGCTAAGATAAGCCACGATTCCCACGTCATCTTTCTCATGATAATCCCCCGTATAATAGTTTCAGATCGGCCAGATGTTTCGGCCACGTTTTAGGTGTGCTGGAAAGACTCATGCCCCCGGCTCTCGTGTGCCGGTCCAGTTTGAGCTGCTGTAAAAGTGTTGGGACAGAGCCGTCAACTTTGAGTTCGTTGCGGATACTATGGCCCTTGAGGCAGATAATCAGATCCGCAACACCCTTCCGCGCCCGCTCCTGGGTTGCTATAATGTCCACATCAGCCCCAAAAGCTAGCTTCAGATCCTCAATAACTTTTTGCTTAAACTTTCCTTCAGCTTGCTGGGCCATATTTCTCCAAATCAAACATGTTAGGGCCACTCTCGACACTCACGTCCATATCGAGCAGCTTTTTATCCCGGTGTGCCGCGATCATAATCCGCTTTATTTCTGGCAACAAGTGCATATCCGGTGGGGCCATGTTGATGAGGAGTTCATCGTGCACCGGCAAAACCATAAACGATTCTGGCCCCGCATATTTCTTGAGATACGCCCCGATCTCACAAATCGCCAGTTTTAATATCTCCGCACACCCACCTTGAATTCTGTAGTTGAATGCCTTGTATTCAAACCCAGGGTCAAAGTAGAAGCGTCTACCGAGCCAGTCCATTCCGTATGGCTTACACGTGCGCTGGAGCATGTAGGAGTATGCCGCGGTCTTCTGCCCCTGCTCGTCGATAGCATCAGCGATAGTCCTTGCCACGCGCTCACTCACGCCTAAAGTCTGCGCAATGCGCGGTATTCTTGCCCCGTATTGTTTGGCAAAGCGTCCGTTCTTAGCCAGACTCCGTAGCACCCCAGCGATGTCGGCCACTTCCTGATGCAGATCCGCACCCTCTTGTATGCGCTTAATCATGGGTAGGTCCTCGGCCTCGTCAGCACTCTTACGCAGTTCCATCTGCGAGTAGTCCATGGAAACTATCACGCAGCCTGGATGCGCGATGAATGCCCGCCGCACTGGAAACTGTGGGTCTTCCTCCTCGTCCGTTGACCAGTTCTGGCAGCTAGGATCTGAGATGCTCATGCGGCCTGTCGTTGCTCGGTTCTGGTTGATCGAGGGATGAATGATGCCGTTATGCTCAAACTCTAGGAATTTTTCCCAGTAGGTGGACAGACGCTTTTTTGAGCGACGTATACGTAATAACGCTGCAACCACACTATGTCCTTCACTGCCCTTAAGACTATCCTCTGTGAAAGAGGCATTGCCCAGTTCAGTCTGACCATAATGTATTCCATTGGCGCCAAAGATGGGTTGGAGAGTCTTTCGGCTATCCACGAATGGTACAGACGTAAGAGCCTCGAACTCTCTTGTGGCTTCGACCAAACACCTTTTCTCATACTCTACTCCTCTGTTACAATACCCGACGTCTACGAGTAGCCCGTGCCGCTCCATATCGAATAGATGTGGCAGCACCGCTTTCTCCAGCTGGACGACCGGCTTAATCTTTGTGGGACTTGATACGTCCCAGTGCTTGAATACTTCCACCTGATGCTGTCGTAACTTCCACGATAGCCACGCATCTTGCTCCACGTACGGGACAATCAATTCGTCGGGCGCCTTGTGGTACATGTTCTTATTGCCCCGCTGCTTTAACCACTCAAGCATCGGTTTATACTTGCTCTCGCCTATTCTCTCAGCACAGGCCTGAAGACTGTAGGATAGATAGTTGTTCTTCTCGATCCGGGCATTAACCTCGGAGTCCCAGACTTCACCCATCACCTCGGCATCAAACTGAGTGTGCAAGAATCCCAGCTCGAATTTGGCGTTATGAGCACAGTACTTGATGCGTGGATTAGAAAAGAACAGCCTTATGAGCGAGGGAAGCAGGGGATCTTTGTCCAGTTTTACGCTGAACCTATCGCCCCGGGTGTTCGTGAACCCCAGGATGAATGCCCTAGCCCCGCTGAATGGACGTAGCCCATCGGTCTCAAAATCCATGCCGACAGCACCCCCAGGTCCCTTGGAGATGTTGTCAGCATGGATTGCAAAGTCTCTGAGACTAAGAAGCATAATTTGAGTTGGCCCTGGGACAGTTTCGAGCTGTCGTTTCGAGTAAACTGGGCTGTGCCCGCTGTCTGGGCCAACCGCCTCGCGTAATACCCACTATACTACCAGGGCCATTCCAGATTAAAGTTAATATTCTCCGTCTGCCTGCCCGACTACTTGTGCCTCTACCACTACCGGGCGTGCTGCAGTCACTGATGACTCTGTCGGCAGGTCCTCGCGGTCGTCGATTTTGTACCTACCCGCGGCAAGCATAGCGAGCCAGCTCTCGGCACTCGCTAGCTCTTCCGCTGATGCGGCAAGAGTGCTCTTTGTGTCGATTGTCGGGACGCCATAGGTGTTAGTGTCTTTCTTCTCTTTCTTGACTCCCATGCCAATGAATGAAGAGTATGGTTTCTTGCGAAAGAAAACCTGCTTATATAGATGTGTCGCAAGTGTGCGGCCCGCATTCATCCCGGTACTCTTGAACCGGATTAGGCAGGGGAAATCCTCGCCCTTGTCGAGATCGCTCTTTAACAACACAAAGAAGTTAAATGTATGAAACCGCTTGACTGACAGTTTTTCTTCCATGCCCTCGCCTGGAAGTTTCTCGTTCTGTTTATTGAGCGGCTGCTCGTGCAAGAATTTGAACCCGCCATCCGTGACGTTATAGGTCCGAAGCGTCTTGAACATCTTAAGCGGCAGAAATTGCACGGGCTTATCTAGCCCGCCTAGCCGCTCCTCGGTCTGCATATTCATGATGTCACCCAGCTTGGCTTTGTCGTCGCCAACCAAGGCACTTGTGTTCTGCATCACTTGGATTGATGGGATAACTAGGTCTTCCGCATCTACTCCAAGCTCATTGAGAGCAAGCGCGCGCTCCTCGGCCTCTGCCTGAATAGCAACCGCTCGCTGAGACAAATCGTCAGTCTGTACTGCAACACCCTTTTCTTCTTTCTTCATATTAGTTCCTTTCATGGTTATTCCGGAAAATCACCGGGTTTTTCGGAAGCTCAGTCTGGGCGTCATCTTTACCTCTGACACGCCAGGAATAGTTGGCTCGCCCTCGCCACGTTCTTTGGCAAGGTCGAATTGTTCTTTTACATAAGCGTTGTATACTTGCGAAGACACGCTAATCATAATATCGAACTTTCCTATGGCCTTAAGATGATCATAGAAAGCCTTGCGGTCGTCGCCTTGCGGTAGTTTGGCCGATGTACGAAAGCCAATGGATACCGTGCCTGCGGGTGCTTTGTAGCTCCTGATGTCGTTGGCCATCAGGCTCTCAAGCATCTTATCTTCTTTGGCCTCAAGCCGTGCTGTAATCTCGTGCTTTGCATCGGATGCCGCTTTCTCCTCGTCACGAAGGGTCGCGATCTCCTCGGCTAATGTGTTCATTTCTGCTAGTGATGTTTCAGTCGTCATATGGTCTCCTTACCTCGGCTTATTACACTCGCATCGTGTGTCTCGCAAGCCGTAAGCGCAAAGCTTTTCTGAATTCCACCGCGCGCCCAAGTCAACACCGCCTCTTGTACATTGTCTTTTCGTATGAGCGCGGTCGCGATCGTTTCGTCAATCGTCCCTTCGACGAAGTAGTGATAGTGTAAAACTTTCTCATGGCGCTCACTACCACTGCGATAATTACGCGCCATAGCCTGCATGTAGTGTAATAAACTCCAGCCGCGCATATAAAAATGTGCGCATCCTGCTACCTGCAAACCGTCGATCCCCTCACCGGCGGCAGCGGGGTTTGCGATGAGAATTTGCGCGTTGCCCTCGACGAATAGTTTTTTATTGGCCTGTTTTTCTTTGTCAGTCTTCTGCTCACCTGTAAGAAACGTGTGCGATATGCCCCGCTTCGTGAGTTCTTCTCCGATTCTCTTGTAAGTGGGCCTGAAAACAGTCCAGATAATCTGTTTCTGCGGTCCTATTGAATCAATCCGGTCCATCAGCGCATCCATGCGGGGGTTATCGTTAAACCATACGGGCTGCTCCTGCTCGTCGGGCTGGATGAATCCCGCCAAGATCTGCTGCATCCGTAAAGTCTTAACCATCTCGAATTCGCTCGACATGATTAAACCCCGGACCTCGGTGACGAATTCTTTTCGCATATCCTCGTATGCTTTTTTCTGGGGCGCTGACATCAGACATGGCACTGGGATCAGCGTGAGTGGCGGAAGGTCAAGGCACTCCGCGCGAGTTACTTGCTCGGTGTATGGGGCAATTTTCTCGCCGATCTCTTTCGCTGCCCACGGGTGCGGCACCCACTCTGGATAGCTGAACTGTCTTCCAGCATTTTTATCGTAGAAATACTGTCTTCTAAATGACCAAAAGCCCGATCCAAGGATCTGTGGATCAAGTGCCCTGTATTGCCCAAAGAGGTCAAGGAGCGAGTTTGGGCTTGGTGTACCAGTGAGCAAAAACCTGCGATCTGAAGCTGAGCAGAGAGGATAGACCGCCTTACTTCTCTTAGCCCCACTATCTTTGATTCTATGGCTTTCGTCGAGGATGATGATTTCCGGCTTAAACTTAAGCATTTTTTCATAAAAGTCCTTTATCTGAACACTCTCGTAGTTCGTCACGATAACCGCAGGCTCTCCGGTCTCGAGTATCCGTGCAAGTTTTTCCGTCCTTTTCTTGCCTGTGTCAGTCAAAGCATGGACATATTTCACTGGTATCCGTGTAAACTTTTCACACTCAGTGGGCCACTGGGCACACACTGAGAGTGGCGCAAAGATCAGGGTCCGGCGAATCCGCTTATGAGCGTTGAAATCCTCGGCCAGTATCCGCCATATTGTTGCAGTCTTGCCCGTACCCGCTGCATGAAATAGTGCCCGGCATTTCTGTGCCCGCGCGCGCTCGACGGCTCGTTGCTGGTGTGCTCTAAGAACTAGCGCCACATTAGCCCCGCGACAAACCCCATGCCAAAGATCAAGGCCACGATCGTGAGCAGCGCAATAGCCGCATAAACCTCAAGATAATCGTCTTTACTCTTCATCTTTCCACCTTGTGCGGGAATAAATCCGCACTACTTTGCCGCCTATCCTTTTTGGTTTTGAGTTATCGACAACGGGTGAAAGCGCACCATGAACCATCATGTGACCAAACTGCTTTGAATTTGTGGCGCGGTAGTTATTCTCACCACACCATACTTTGTATTTATCGTAGGCCTCTTTGCAGCTGACATATGTTTCTTCTGGAACGGACAAACCACTTTCAAGGCACGAGCTGGCAAATTCCACCACACTATCCCCGGAAAGCAGTACCTTTTCTTGAGCCTGTACTCCGGCTTGTCCTCCTCGGCTTACGACAAAGTGCCCACCGTTAGCTGATATATTTTCCTGGGTTCTGGACACAAGCATGCTCAAAATCTTAGGCGTATCGGCTGACAACCTGTCCTCTACGCCCTTATCCGGTACTTGGATCGAGTAATCGAATGGCACAACAAGAAGTCGGCGCCGGAGTGCCCGCCCATGTTCATGGAAACGAGGCGGTTTATTCGCCGAAAATATGAGCTTTGCCCTATTCGTTAAGTCAAAGGGATGCTCTCCCTTGCGCTCTACCTCGATTATCCCGCCAGCACTGAGGTCTTTCACTATATTGCACTCCGATGGACTGAGATCGACACCCGACGACTCTTCTGAGATATTGACCAGTTTACCTTCCAGACTCGCAGGAGAAAACCTATTCCCACTCAATTGAGAAAGAGAAACCGAGCTGAAATTCGCTGCGCCTACCAAGCCCCTCAAAATGTGCATGAGGGTTCCCTTGCCGTTAGCCCCCTCGCCTATAAAGTAAGCGAACATGTGATCGTCGTATTCTGGCCATAGGCAGTAGGCCATTATGTCCAGAACCGCATCCATCAGTTCTGTCCGGTTCTGCATCATCTCGGCAAGCCAGTCTAAGAATATCTCACTCGCCACCCCCGGCTCATAATCATACGGTAGGCAGTACTTGAACCCCAGCGTGGGGGAGTGCGGGAGTAGTTCGCCCTTTATGATATCAACCACACCGTTGCGGCAATTCAGTTTTCCCCGTATCGTGTCCTCAAAGATATCTTTCTCTTGCTCGTCAGTGAGCGCATTGGACCGCATAACTTTCTTGACGAATTCTACGCAGTGGGCCTCACGCAAGTGCTCTTCATAACCGACCTTCTTTTCTACCCAGGACTTTATCGTGAGCTGACCAGTGCGCCGGTAGTGGGTATCCTGAAACGTGAAGAGCCGATCCGGCTCGCATGTTACGTAGGCATGCTCCTGCCGGTATATCTTTGCCAGGTCACTATAATGAGGATGCAGCGGCCCTTGCTTTCCAAGGACCCAGTACCCGTTTTCTGAGCTGGATATGTGCTCAACTGACTTGATTGCAAGCGGGGTATTAACCTTTGCGTGGTACTCGCACGTAGCGCAGCCCTCACCCCACGCGGCCGAAACCGTAGAGCACTTAGCAGCCCCATACCGGGTGCCATGATCCCACTTCTTCTCAAAATCTCCTCTAGCGAGAGACTGGGAGTTACAAGCAGCGTTGAATACGCCCTCTGCCACTTCCTTGGCGGTCTTCTCCTCAAACTTATCCCCAGGACTCATGGCTGACAAAAGTCCGAGAGCCGCCATAAACTGCGGCTCATGCACCTCCTCGGGATGCGCCACAAGCCACTTCATGAACTCACACCCAGCCATCACATGCTGGAAGTCCGGCCGAGGGTAGTTGCGCCTTATCTGAGCAGGCAGGACATTCTCCTGGGCTACTTTGTCCAGCCCCGATAGTTTTACGATGTCCAGATCCAGCGGCACCAGGCCGGGGTTCTGGAGAATCACGCACTCTTTGATGAGCATCTTGCCCGTTTTTTTATCAAGCTTCTCGTTGATAGAATTCGGCATACGCAAGATCCGTGGAGCGTCCCATACCGAGGGGTCGGCATCACCTGGCAGGCCCACTTCGTTCATGGCAAGATTAATCCGGTGAACCACTTCCGAGTAATCGGCCTTGGTTTCGTCGATATATTTACTCGACCTGATGGGGGTCTTAAGGTGTCCGATGATATGGAGGCCGTTGCCTGTGCTGATAAAAACCAGGCTTTGGGGCGCCACATTTAGTGTCTTGGCCACTATAGGCAGGTAATCCCATGCCCGCGCTTGATCTACGTGGTCAATGTCAAAGGGTAGAATCGTCCGGTACTCAAACGACAGCTTTGTCCGTGCCGGTTTATCCCCACCTAGTCCACTGTGGTGTCCGGTACAGTAGAATAAATTCTTGACGTTACTGGGATCCTTCTTTCGTACTGACTCTATTATGGCGCCGTTATTCTGATAAATCTCGACGATATTATTTACGCAAAGGCCTGTAGGAAAGCCAACCGGGTGCTCGTGCCATACGGTTTTGCCATCAGTACGTAGTAGGACTATTTGTATCAAAGTTCCCCCGAACCCCTAACAATGAGTGAGTCAATGATTACCGCACAGGAATTCTCGTTGTGCTAGAAGAAAGCAATTTAGGCGGGTGTAATTTTACTTCTTTACATTCCACCATTCCGCGAGACTTCATATTAAACTCATATGCCTCGTTGCCTACTCCAATGCCTATAATGAAGGCTGATAGGAACAAAAACAAAAAGAATAAGTCTTTAAGGTTCATTTTTTCCCCGCGTCTGATGGGACGGGCTTTATAAGACTAAAAACAACCATTTCGTTTGGAAGGGAGTAGATATACCCAACCACGAACTCTAGTTGTCGGCCCGTGTATCCGCGCGCCTGCGTGTAAGAACCTAAGTACATTCCACCAGGGGATTCCTCGTCGAACTCGTCTTCAGTTGGGTCCCACTCCTTAAGAATCACACTATCCCCAAACTGGAATCCACGGTCGTTCTTCCGAACCTCGAAAGTTTTTGAACCGTCAAGCACCCGATTAAAGTATTGAGGCCATATTTTTAATTCGTGAGTCATTTCTCCCCCGCGTCTGCTGGGACGGGGTTGATTAGTGGCGTTCCGTCATAAAAAGTACAGTCTTCGTCCACGTCGTGACTCCAGCCACAAAGACCGTCGCACCCTCCGCGCCTTATGAGCTGAACATGTCGAGCTGCGTCTTGCATAAGCCTTCCTCGTCTTCGTCTGTTGGCACTGGACCGCCAGAGTCCCACCAAGAAAATAGTTCCTGCCACGATGAAAAGTTTCGAGAACCAAACCATTCCTCACCGTCCTTCTGTTTTGTTCCTGCTTTCCGGTCCCACAGCCTTTGAAAAAGGCGTTTCCACAAAAATAGATACTTTGGCCACCTGGCAAACTCGTTTGCCCGCCCTTGCCTTGTCGCCGATGGACATCCAACACACCCCAGGCGCTTAAACCCCTCATCGTAAAGAGAACAATATTTGATCCCGTTGCCCCTAATAAACTCCCACACATCGGCGTCGGACCAATACAGGATCGGAGAAAGCGCCCATGTTTTGGTTTTGCTGTGCATTGTAATTGGCTTCCACCGCTTCGCCCTCGCCGCGCTTTCTGCTGCGCGAACACCTAACAGCATTACTGCGCCATGCGGTGCGGCAGTTTCCTTGTATTCCGCGCAACACCACCGGCAGATGCGAGTAGGAAACCCTTTTTTCTCGGCATATTTGAAAAAGTTTCCGTGGGGCGAAAACAAAAACTTTACGTCAGGATGATGCTTTCGGTTGAATTGAACTAGCTCGGGCGGATCAATCGTCGTGACGTTGTAGTGCCATTTCACTCGAACGCCAGCAATCCGGGCCAGCTCCTTGATAACAACCGAATCCTTCCCCCCAGAGAAGGCCCCCAAAAAAACATCTTGTGGCTGGTGTGCACGAAGCAGCTCAACCGACGCGCGAACACGCTCGTCAAGAGAGAGGCCAAGCCCAGGAAGAACGGCTCCGCTCATCCCGACTCCCCCTGTTTCTCGTCCATCAGCGCTCGGTACTGTCGTAGTTTATCCATTACAGAATCAGTAACCTTAGCCGCCTCTGCCTCGACTAAAGTGCGTGCTATGCTGTTAACTATAAAGTCCGACTCTCGAAGAGCATCCAGAGTCTCCCTCGAAATCAAAACCTGGCCTTCAGGAACAGATATATTGAACTTCGCCGCAACCGAAGCATGTCCTAAAACTTTCGTGCCCTGCGGGGCAACCAGGGCATCTTGAAGTTCTTTGCCAAATTCTTCTGCTCGACAGGTCCGACAAGGGGTTCCGTGTTTATGTGCGTCGTTGTCACAGTCATAATTAGATGCAAGGTCGTATGCAAAACGCTCTGATCTTACGGCTATTTTGCGTAGTTCTTCACACCTGCGCTCACTCTCGGCAAGCTTGGCGCTTAGACCCGAAGCTTTTGCTCTCATAGCAAAGAAGCTTTCTGAGTTATCGTCGCGAGTTTTTATTTCTTCGGATAGCTGAGCGTCCTTCGCGTCGAGCTGTGGCTGTAATAAAAGTTGCCCATATTCAATCGCCAGTAGAATGTCTTTTACAACGATCTGGTGTGCGCTCCTGGTCCTGTCGGGCGTGTATCCGTCGGCAACCTTGTGAGCAAAATCTAGTGCGCATTCGTCTGTAGTGGTCATGTTTTACTCCTGTGCTTCTCAAGTGCATTCCTGGCTATCTCCCGACGTTCACGTTCACGCAGCGGCTGAAGCGCCTCGATCTCTTCTAGTGCTCCCTCAAGCGCCGCAACCTCCTCGTCGCGGGAGGCGTGGCCTGCGAGGAATCCCCCGGCGAGATAATCAACCATTTCCGCTTCTGAGAACCTGAACCGAAGCGCGTACTCGTATGCACGCTTGTTTACTTCTTTGTCTTTCATGGCCCCTGCCTTACTGGATCAATTTCTGATCTATAATCAGACCATGCACGCAGAAACCTTTTTGCCTCGTCTGCCTGCATGTAAAGATTCGGCTCAAAATTAACAAAAGCGTCCACCCACCGTGAGCACTTAAAAACTATTGTTATGCATTCTTCCCAGCCCTTGCGAAGGTCCTTGTTTATATACGCAACATCACACATGGGGATGATGTTGTACGTCCCACTGTAAATAGTTTCGCTCGCCAGCCGCTCTTTGTTGTCAGCCACGACTATTCACTTTCTCTCTCGCGGTATTTCCGCTGCTCTCTCAGGCATTCCGTGCAGTCGAATGCCCCACACTCACTACACCTGCGCCTACGATTAGCGTGTGCGGCCTCTCCACCCATTTTTCCGATCCGAGCCATGTGCGCGCGGTTAGCAGAAGTAACAGCCCCGCCCTTTTTGCCGAGGGCAGACATATGCGCTTTGTCCTTGGAGACCGCCAAACCACCTTTTCGCGAAAATGCGCTTCGGTCACTGGGCGATAAATTCTTGAGCCACTCACCTTGCCTACACGTTTGCCCGTTCTTAAGCAGTTTCATTGTTTTGTGCTCTTTATAAAGTCAATTTGAATGTAATCCCGCGCCTCATTTAACTTGAATTTCACCACGAAATTGGTGAACCCGTTATACTCCTCGATTGTTTTACGAAGGAGCGGCGCATTGTTATTGAGCGCCTCGTGAAGTAACCCGATCCCCTCTAATGCTATAGTCCTTGCCTCAGTATCATTTTCCATACAACCTCGCGTAAAAGGACACCCAGAATCAAAGTTGCCCGGCAAAAGGAGTTGACTCTGGGTATCCGCTTCTCTTTCGAGAAATTTGTAAGTTCTATCGCCGAGCAGCTAACCAATTGCACATAAACTTTTATCTGTCAAAATAAAAGCGCCGAGTTTATCCAGGTCCCGGTGCGATCCCCTTGCATTCCTGGTAACGTCGATTCAAGGGGTATCCCCTGTGCCGCGAGTCAGCGACGAGGGGAAACTAAGACTTAATGTCTAGATGTTTACCTCTGGTCACGAGCAGAACCTTGAAATCATCGGCGAGATCAGCTTCGAGATCGTTCATTTTGATAACGTTTTTTCGCGCAAGAGTAATTGCACCTTTGACGGTTTTTGCTTTCACAAAGTCGTAATAGGTTTCAAGGCCCTCAGACCCCGACACGTAGTCCGGGTATTTCAAGAGCACAGAAAAGCTATTTAGTTTGGGCTTCATGGTCGCTTCTTTCTGCTGAACCGAATCAGCGTTATTTTCGCGGATAAACCCGCTTAATCAAAGAATACCAATATCAATGCTCCCACCAGCCCTAGCAGCGGGCATACGCTTAAGAACAGCACTACGGTTATGTTTAGGGGATTCATACGCGCCTCAATTGAAATACTCGGGGCACAAATCACCGAGCGTACCCGGTCTTGCGATCTTTAGGACAAAGCCCCGCGGAACTCCATCTATTGTTATTCGCTCGACTATATCCCGCGTGAATACCTTATCCAGGCGAGTCATTAACTGGTCCCGTTTATCTTTGTAATCAGGCTCATTGCATAGGTTTATGGCATTCCGCTGCGCTGCTCGTGCAATACGCTGTAGACATTCGATCTGCCACTGTGAAAAGTTAAACCCATAGTAAGCGTAATACTTCCCAAGTAATTCGAGGCGTGCATTCTTATTCATGCTGCACCAGCTTTGTTTGGGCAATTATCGTCGCGATAACGCTGTACTGCCGCGACAATATCAAACCAGCTTGCGACGCCTAATTCGAGACACCCTAAACAGGAGCGAGGTGCTGTCTCTTTTGTCTGGTCCGTATATGTCAGTGTTATCGTCTTACGAGTTATCTCCGCATAGACCGCACCTGTCATCATTGCCTGGACGGTTGGGGGGACAATTATCTTTGTTTTCATGTTTGACTCTTTTCTGGTGAATCGCTCACCGTTTAGGCTAGCGGCGTCTAACCCATAGTATGTTTAAATTCAAGAATAATAACACGAACAGTACAAATAAAAGCATTGACTATATATCCTATGTGTGCCGGGCCACCAATTGTGGTTGCATCGGCATACTGCACGTGGTGTGCCACACTGCGATGCGTCGCGCTTGTGAGACAAATCGGGGGGTTACAGCGGTCTGGCGGGCAGCGGCAGCACGCCGGCAGGTGACAACGTGTAAAATAGTGGTGACAATTTTTGTCACTTTGAGCGCATCGGGGTGTAACAGATATGTGAATTGAGCACAACGGTCAGGGATTTAGGCAACCAAAGCGGTAGTGATAGGGTGCGCAAATGTTGACTGACATAGTAGGACAGTCAAGTAACAGATAAACAGCGGAAAGGGTCGGGAGTGGCCTACGTTGTAGGGTTTGTAACTGTAACAATACCCCAAATACCCCCTATCGGTTACGGTTACAGCGGTGTATTGAAAGAGAAAAGACCTATTTGTAACAGATGCCTCTCCTACTCTGAAAAACATAAATATATATATAGTATAGTATAATAGTACAGTAACAGGGGGGGGTAGATAGGTAGTGTATATATATATGGGCGCCGTAGATTCAACTTCTTCTGTAACACTCACTGCGTCACAAACTGAGTCTCCCATTAACTACGTACACTTGACGCATCGCGCGTCGTGTAACAATGCTATCTGTTACACCATTTGTTACTGTTACAGCCCATGCGCTATGAGTCAAAGCAAGAGAGTCAAGTATATCTATCAACGCTCATAGTCCATAGTCCATAGTCCATAGTCCATAGTCCATAGTCCATAGTCCATAGCATCACGATCCTCGATATATCATAGGCTAAATAAGATGGCCCCTAGGGGGTCTAGGCCTATTAAAAGCAGGACTAGGGGTACCCCCAAGATTAATCATGTCCTAAGGTTCGGCCCCTCCCCCCTCCGGTTGGCCGAATTCCCCCACATGTTTAACGCACTGTCCCACAATATTCCCCTTGCCCGATCCGGTATCCTCGCTTATGCTTTTGGAATATGCGTTTGTTGTTTCTTGCACTTTTGCTGATGTCCACTGCCGCGGTAGCGGATTTCAATCCAGCGCCCACAAGCGTAGGGTTATATAATTTTTCAACAGTCTCTGTGTCTAATCTCGCGGCCTCGACAATCGCTGCGAGAAACTTATACAGGGCCGGTTTAATAATTCAGAATAACGGTGGGGTGTCCGTAGTCATTAAGCCTGGAAGTGCGCCACAAAATGCCACTGATGGCATAGTATTGACCGCAGGGACCATGATCCAGTTAGTACCACCGCCAGTAGATTCTATCTGGGGCCTGAGTTCTGGGGCAAATGCGAAAGTCGTTTTAATCGAGAACGTTAAATAGAGGTTGTGTATGAAAGGATTCCAGATGAAAAGTTTGATCCTGGTTCTTCTCCTGAGTTTATTCCCGCTATCCGCGCTTGCAGATCTTGAGGGGGCACCGTATATCCCGGAGATAGATGCGAGGTTTAATGCCGTAGAGCAGGGGAATCACTTCAAGACGACTTGTGGGAGCGTGGGGGGTGTGGGCTCATGCGATGGGCACTGGGCACGGCAACTTGTGTCAGCCACGTATGACTTCTCAACTTTGACTGGCTCGAGCACACTCAACGCTGGAATTTATAACCTTGGTGTGAGTATCCCGGCGAATTCTATAATCACTGAAAGTGCGCTGTATTCGGGGATTAAGCCTAGCTCGGTGAATAGCGCTACCCTGGGATTTTACTGCCAGAACAGTGCTGACATAATCACGGACACGCTTTACTCTAGCTACGGGGCCGCGGGTGTGGCTATCAACGGGTCATCGTCGGGAGCTACCGTAGGCAACTTCAAGTACATCACGGCGAAATGTGATGTGCATGCAAAGATCGCCACGGGGAATCTTATCGCGGGCCGCGTGACGGCATTCGTGGAGTACTGGACCCATCACTAGATCTGGGGTCTTGCGTGGCCAAACGTAAAAAGGCTCTGGATGAACTCCGAGAGGACCTACCCACCGTCGTTGACATAGGACCAAAGCAGCCATCGCCATATCGGGAGATGTACTCACTCGATCTTGCCAAAAGAATCGCTGATTACTACGGGCAGGGAAAAACACTCACCTGGATCGCCGCTCAGAGTGGCATGCCCGCTTACGGTACGCTTATCAAGTGGTCTAAGGAACACGCCGAGTTGTCACGGATGCTTAGAGGAGTGCGCGAGGCACGAGCACTACACTACGAGAACTCAGCCATTGAGACCGCGGAGAATGCCTGCGGAAAAGATGCGGATCGCCTAAAGTTTGAGGCATACAAGTGGGGAGCCGAGGTCAATGACCCTGGTACATATGGAAAAAAGGTAACTCACGCAGGGGACCAGACAAACCCGGTTGTGCTAAAGGTGGTCACTGGATTTGGAGAACCAAACTCGTGGCAACAAGAGCCTAAACTTAAAGCCGACGGAACGATTGAGGTGGAAGCAGATGGCAAAGAAGGACAGATTGAAGAACAAGCCACTCCTAAATCTGAACCCACACTGGGTTGAGTTCACCGGACAGAAGGGCGTACTCCGCGTGCTCAAACCCGGCGAAGTACTAGCGCGCGCCAGAGGTTTGATATTCTCCTGCCCCCGCTGCTGTAAGAGTAAAGAGACTGCTCACTTCTGCATATTCCTATTCAAGCATCCAGATACCCCAGATGAGGTAAAGCCGCTGGGGCGCTTCTTACCAAGCATGAAAGAGGATGACCGTGGGATTCCGCAACTCGAAAGTTTCCACAGGCTGTCGCTATGGAGTGATAGTAACCCCACAACAGTTCCGCTACATCCCGACGGCATCGGGTGTGGTTGGGAGGGCTGGGTTAAGGATGGAATCGTGTATTGGCCTACACGCTTAAGAGATAGGCTACTGAGGCACTGATGGAAATTATTGGCTCTGATAACCCGGTCATAATCAATACCGGATTTATCCCGCGGAGAATTCAGTCAGAGCTGTATGCCAACATGCGCAGATTCAATGTGGTGGTCTGCCATAGGCGCTTCGGCAAAACCGTTTTCGCTGTAAATCATCAGATCAATAAGATGCTGAGGTACACCCTCCCGGCACCTCGCGCGGCATATATCGCGCCAACATACGGGCAGGCAAAGCGTATCTCGTGGGACTACTATAAGCATTATACGTCAAAGATACCGGGGGCAGTCCCGCACGAGCAGGATCTCAGGGTTGATTACACGCACAATGCTGGGAGGCAGATGCTTCTCTCGGCCGAAAACTATGTGAGTGTCAAGGGCATCTACCTCGATGATGCCGTGCTTGACGAGTACGCCGAGATGCACCCATCTGCATGGTCTGAAGCTGTGCGCCCGACCCTGAGTGATCGACGTGGTGGCGCTACATTCATTGGGACACCGAAGGGGATGAATAACTTTCAAACTCTTTATAGGTATGCCACGGAGTCTGGAGACCCAGAGTGGTATGGGTGTATGTATCGCGCGAGCGAGACCGGGCTAATAGCCGGGGCAGAGCTTGAGTCCGCTCGCCGCAGCATGAGTGAGGAAGAATATGAACAGGAATATGAGTGCTCTTTCTCCGCAGGACTGGTGGGTGCGTATTTTGCTAGGGAGATGGCTAAGGCCAATTGCGGGGGACGTATCGGAAAGTTTCCGTATGATTCTAACTACGCTGTGGACACCTACTGGGACCTCGGAATCAATGACATGACCGCGGTGTGGTTTGTCCAGTCAAAACGTGGGCAGCACGTAGCGATTGATTATTACGAGATCTCGGGAGCGTCGATCCCGGAGGTCCTAGCCGACATCAAGAAGAAACCATACTCTCTTGGATATTTTGTGTTCCCACACGATGTGGTGGCGAGGGATTTCTCCACGGGTAAAACCCAGCAACAGATATTCGCTCAACATGGTGCCAGGCCATCGCGGGTGATACCTAGGGTGGGGACTAAGCGCGAGGGCATCAATGCTGCTCGGATGATTATCCCTCTGACTAGTTTCGACAAGGAGAAGTGCAAGCGTGGGATCGAGTGCTTACAAAATTACCAGAGGAAATGGGACGACAAGAACAAAGTATTCCAGGAAGCGCCGCTGCACAATTGGGCGTCCAATGGGGCTGACGCATTCCAGCAATTTGCTTTGGGACAGCGCGGAGAGTCTAAAAATAGTGACTTCCGAGAAAATCCAGACTACAATCATGGGCAGACACGTGCCATGACGGATTATAATGTTTTTGATCGGGGGCAGCGATAATGGGTGGGGTTGGGGCAGAGGGCGGAACCGCAAGCAGGTCTGGCAACTATGAGCAGAGGTTTGTCGGGGAAAACCCGCTTAACTTGCCCACATATGCTGGAGATACGTCCCAGCTCGGAAGTTTTATAAAGACAGGGGAAGGCAAACAGTACGCGGGACTTTATCGAGAGGGTGATGTCTATCGGACAACCACGGGAGCAATATATCGAAAAAACATGGCCACAGGACAGTATGATCCTGGTGAAGCAAACGATGTCTCCAAGATGCTCCAAGCGTACACCGCATGGACTGCTGGCAACGCCGCGACCCAAAATAACTGGCAGAATTATGCGAATGCTGTAAAGGGCCAGGGAGAACAGGCTACAGTATTGGGTGGCCCGGCCGAGAGCCAAAGACAAGTTTTGCTTGGGGAGATGGCTAAACAAACTGCTCCAACATCGGGGCTTGGCAAGATGGGCACTATGCCCGATGGGTCGAAAAAGAAGCTGGGGTCTATCTAATGAGCATCGACGCAACCTCATATGGCCTGAATCCCGGCGTTACTACCGACACATTTACTGATGTGATGACTTCTGGCGATCAGACCCAGGAAAAGAGGGATGAGGCGCAACGATTATTCTCGCGCTGGGCGCAGATGGATACTGCGGCCATCAACTGGAAATTGCACTGGCAGAGAGTTTACGAGTTTATAGTCCCGAGAAAAGAAGATGTTATTGCAGTCCGAATGCCTGGCGATGATCGAGAAAGCGATATCTACGACACTACACCAGTGCTGGCTAATGAACAGTTAGCCGCAGCTCTTCACTCGATGTTGACAAATCCAGAGCTTAGGTTCTTTGAACTTTTGTTCGGAGACCCAAACATAGACGTGCTTCCACAGGTTAAGCAGTGGTGTGAGACTTGCGCAGATAGCATGTACCAAGTTCTGAATACATCTAACTTCCAGACCGAAATTCACGAGGCGTACATTGACCTCGGGGCCGCTGGTACCGCTTGCCTCTACATGGAGGAAAACCCAGAATTTGTCATTCACTTCTCGACCAGAGCGCTAAAGGAAATTCGTCTGGACGAGAATTACCTTGGACAGGTAGACACTGTCGCGCGCATGTTCAAGTTGCGCCCCCATCAGATTCTTCAGAAGTTTCCAAACCTGAAAGAGGACTTCTTAAATTCTGCTCTTCAAACCAACGCGGATAAGAATGCCACGGACCAGATTCAGATTTTGCATATAATAGAGCCGGTGGCTGCTGTCAGGGATAAGGCTCACGCGGAAAAGGTCAAAGCCAAGGGGCATAAATTCTCGTCGAGCTATATGCTCTACGACAAGAAGACCATCATATCGCAAGAGAGTTATCTTGAGTTCCCATGCTGCACGCCTCGTTGGTCAAAGACCACGGGCGAACTCTATGGCCGTGGACCAGGATTTCAGATGTTGCCAGACATCATGATGCTAAATGCAATGATGCTGACCGTGATCCAGGGCGCCCAGAAAACGGTAGATCCTCCCTTAATGGTTGAGGATGATGCCGTGATCGGACAGGTCAGGCTAACCCCCGCGGGACTTACCATTATACGTGCGGGGTCTCAACCACCTAAGCCACTCATTACGGATGCCCGTATCGATTTTGGGCAGAAGATGCTCGAGGATGTTCGCAAGAGAATTCGACAGGGGTTTTACGTTGACCAGTTGAAGTTACCCCAGGAGTCTCCTCAGAGGACCGCTGAGGAAGTTCGCGCGCTCATTGAAGAGCAGATGCGCCTCATGGGTCCGGTACTCGGGCGGCAGCACTTTGAACTTCTCAGACCCTTGGTGGCCACGCTATTTGCGATCATGGATCGTAGGAATATGTTCCCACCTCGGCCCCCACAAATTGTGGGCAGGAAATTCATAGCTCGGTACTCGTCACTCTTAGCGCGCGCACAGCGTATGCAGGAGATGCAGAATATCCAGCGCGCGATCGTGACACTCCAGCCGATAGCCCAGATGCGTCCGGACATCATGGATAACGTAAAACTGGACGAGTTGACCAAGGAAGTTTTAACTGGGTATGGCGTGCCCGAAAGGCTGATGCCGACAGACCAAGAATTACGCCGGATACGCCAGGCCCAGAAACAAATGGCTGCGGATGCCAAGGCCAAGGCAGACCAGCAACATCAGAGCGAGGTAGCCAAGAATATGGCACCGATGGTCCAGCAGATGGGTAACGCTCAACAACAGCCAACGATGGGAGGACAACAGTAGTATGTCTCTTTATGACTATTTGGAGAGTCGTAGAAAACAAGCACATAATGCACAATCAGCTGAAGAGAGAAAGAAACTAGACGAGAAAAATCTTCAGATTCAACGCGACAAAGCTCTCGCATTCAAAAAATACTTCGGCAGTAAAGATGGGCAAGAGGTCATGCTTGATCTCATGAACCGCTTTCATGTGCTGAATGAGCTACCAGAAACGGATAGCATCATAGCTCTTTCGAGAGCCGAGGGGGCTAGAGATGTCGTAGTGTATCTTTTGAAGCGGGCTAAAGTTTCGATGGATGATCTTGATAAAATTTTACGGGGTGAATTCTAATGGTACCAGGTTTAGGAGAGGGTGGGGCAAATGGCGGGAATGATGCAGGCACTGCGGTTGCAGGAAGTGGTGGCGCTGCTGCTGGCGCTGGGAGTGTTCCTCCTGCTAGTGATGGTGGGAACGCTGGTGGCGCTCCTCCCCTTGGCGGTCAAGCGGCGGAAAAGTCATGGCGAGACACGCTGCCCGACGACATCAAAAGTGATCCCACCCTGTCAAAGTACTCGGACGTAGGGAACCTAGCAAAGGCGCATGTCGAACTTCAAAAGAAGTTTGGGCAGAAGGGTGTATTCAAACCTGCCGCGAATGCGAGTCCTGAGGAAGTGAAAGCATTTCGAGAGGCGCTTGGGATTCCGACGGACCCCACAAAGTATGACATGGGTAAGTTTGAAGGCGTAGAGGTTACTCCTGAGACACTTGCTTGGGCGCAGAAAATGGGCGCCGATCATGGGATTGAACCCTCGGCCATGAAGACGCTCATGACTGAGTACATGAAGGTTGAAAAGGGTAACGAGACCGCGCTCGAGAAAGCCGCCCAGGAAGACATGAAAGTGGCACTTGCCGAGCTTAAGACGGAGTGGGGCGACGCCTACGATGGGAATATCCAGAAGGCGAATTTCGCGGCCGAGAAGCTGGGCGGTAAGGAGTTTATCGCGCGCCTGGTGGAGTTCGGCGCGCATAATGATCCCCTGGTCTTGAAAGCTCTCGCAAATGCCGCTAAACTATACGGCGAGGATACGCTTCGAGAGGGTGGCATCGGAGAAGGCCAGCAGAATCCGCAGGAACTGGATGCGGAGATATCGCGCGTACAGGGGCAGCTTTTAGGGATGAAATCGACGGACGGCGCATATCAGAGTGTTAAACTCAAGTATGAGTCCCTCTGGCGGCAGAAGACAAAAGGACGCTAAGTGCCTATTCCCCGTTTTCTAGTGGGCGGGGTCTCCTTCTGGCGCACTGCCAGGGCAGAACAGTGCAGGGGCTGGGCAGGGTGTCCAGCCTCTTCTATTTTGGGGTTGACTAAAAAACTCACCCAAGGCACCATAGTACTGCGGCCCAATTTTTCGTCAGGCGTGCAAGGCTCCTGGCGAGGGAGAGCCCGTAGATCGGACACCTCTCCTCTGGACACCCGTTCAGCCAAGCGTTGAACATCGTTACTCTGGGGCATAGCAAATAGCTTTCCCAGACTGACTAACAGAGGAGAAATTCACAATGAATTTCAATATAGAACAGTGGCGCGTCCAAGCTTATACCGCGAACGTCTACCAACTCGCGCAGCAGCGCGCTTCACGTTTGGGACCCGTGGTCCGAACGGAAGTCTTCAAGGCAAAGACCGAATATTTCGATCGTATGGCGCTCGCGACTGCGCAGAAGAAAACTTCTCGCAATACCCCGACGCCAAATCTCGACATCACGTTGTCCCGCCGGGCGGTGACGACCTCGATGTACGAGTGGGCGACCCTCGTAGATCGTAAGGACAAGCTCCTTCAGATCCACGATCCCGAGAATCAGTTCGCGCAAGCGGCCTCGATGTCTCTGGGCCGTGCGATGGACGTTTCGATCATAAACGGTGCTCTCGGCACAGCGGCAACAGGTGAGTCAGGCTCGACCTCTACATCACTCCCGAATGCTCAGAAGTTGGCTTGCGTTTCTCAAGGCGCAATCAGCTCTCTGAATGTTTCGACTCTTCTGAAAGTAAAACAGAAGTTCGACGCTGCGGAAGCTGTCGGACCCCGTTACCTTGTCCACAACGCTGCCCAGCTGGTATCGTTGCTGCAACAGACTCAGGTAACATCCTCGGATTACAACACGGTTCGCGCGTTGGTTCGTGGCGAGATCGACACCTACCTGGGATTTAAGTTCATTCATACCGAACTTATTCTCCCGAGTTCGACCTACTCGAGTGCATTCACGGCAGATCCGGCCACTGGCCTGTATTCAGCCGCGAGTGGATATCTCGCTTTGGGTGGTTCGGAAAATTCCGCATTCGCCTTTGTGGGCGATGGCATCATCCTCGGCAAGAACGAGGAAGCCGTTGGCCGTATCGACGAGCGCCCTGATTTCTCATACGCCATGCAGGTCTATAACAGCATGGACTTCGGTTCGGTTCGTATGGAAGAAGTCAAGGTAGTGGAAATTATCTCGGCCGACTAATAGTCGAGAAGAAAGGAACTTGGTGAAATATGTCTACAGTTTATAAGGGCGTAAATTATGCCGAGACTCAAACGAGTCCTCCGACTCAGATTGAGGAAGGCCAGTACAATGCTATCGCGAAGCATATCCTCGATCAGTTCGTTATGACCGCGGACCTTGCCTCGGGAGATACGGTTCTGGTGGGCGGGCCGATCCCCGCCGGTGCGGTTCTATTGAATGCCGTGCTAACAGCACAGGCACTCGGTGGTTCAGCCGCCTTGAATTTCGGCTATCAAGCCGGAGTTTCTGGCCCGACTGGTTCGATTGCTGCAGAGGCCGCGGTAGCTACCGCGTTCTTCTCGGCTCTTCCGGTCAGTACCGCGACCGTAGCACTTGCGCATGGGAGCACCTATGAAGGCGCTTTCTACACGCAGGTTCCGCTGACCTCTCAGGTTCAGCCGGTCATTACTTGTTCGGTTGCGTCGTCTGGCGCGACAGGAAAGTCGATCATGGTCGACATTTCCTATACGAAAAGCGGTGGTTGATTAAGTTGGGGGCCGGACTTAAAACTCCGGCCCCACTTTTAAAGGTGGGTTGATGGAAGCAAATTTCTCGGATGTTAGTATTTGCAACAGCGCCCTCCTGAAAGTCGGAGCCGAGGAGATATCCTCTCTGTCCGACGACACCAGAGCATCCAATACCTGCCAGGCTCTTTATCCGATCCTTCGAGATGAAGTGATGCGCGCGGTTCCCTGGCGGTTCGCCCTTAGGCAGTCGATCTTTGCCACACCTTCTTTAACTCCTCCGCCCTTTGGCTACACGGCCGCGTATGATATCCCGAGTGATGTTTTGCGGGTCTGGAAAGTTGAAACGGGCCAGTGGACCGAGGTAGGAAACCAGATTCTTTGCGATAAAACCGACGGTATCAACGTACTCGCGATATTTCAGAATGTTGACCCCACGAGCTGGGATGCCCAGTTTGCCGAGGCGCTCGCCTGGCGTCTAGCATCTCAAATTGCCCTTGCCCTTGTTCAATCAGTTCCATTGAAGCAGGACATGGACCGGGGTTATGAGAAATCTCTCGCGCTTGCGCGGAGTTCAAATGCCGTGATAGGTACACCCGAGAAACTAATCGCAGATTTATGGTCCGGTGCCCGCAAGTATGGCTACAACAAATTCTGGCCGATTTCCGCGGGGCCTGGTGAACCATACGGGGCTTAGATGGCAAAGTTCAGAGTTTTAAAGAATAGTCTACTCGGTGGACAGGTAAGCCGTGATGCCATGGGGCGTACGGATCTCCCACAGTACGCACATGCCTGCGAGACTCTCCAGAATATGATCCCTCTTTTGTCTGGGGGCGCATACCGTAGGCCTGGGACTACATTCCACGATATAATTCCGGCAAACATCGCCACAGGTTTTGTCAATGCAAATCAGAGTTCCCCCCCGAGAGTTTTCCCATTCATAGTCGATAGGCAGACCTCGTACGCGATCGTACTTGGGACGAATAGATATTCGACGCTTCAGTCTGGCGTTAATCCCGATGGGAATCCTGGGGGAGGATATCTACAGGCTTACCGGGCCTCGACGAATACGAACACTCTTGAAGCGTTGACCGAGATATTCAACGCGCATCCTTATCGGTGCAAGTCGAGCAAGATTGCTGCAACTGCAACTGATGAGGCAATTTACACGCGGCTCGGTGGCCCCACCGCTGTAGCAAATACTGGCGCCAATCTCGCGGCTGCTCCGATCATTGATGTTGCCGATTCTTTAAAGAGTTATGACGATGACGTGTGGGCAGTTCAGTACTGTCAGGCCCAGGACGTTTTATTTCTCACGCACCCAGATTATCAGCCACAAACGGTTTATCTGACAGCACCCGACTTGATCTCGATGGTTCCGTATGACTATGGCCTCACTGGTTTGAACCTTTGCCAGAGCAGGCCATATATAAATCAGAACACTACCGCGGTAACGATGAAAGTTACCTGGTCTGCTGGGCAGAATATTGTTGGTGGCGTGGGCACCCTTACCTGCTCTGATAATTTCTTTGATAATCTCCATGGTCCAAGGACTGGGTTAGAGCCTTTTGTTCAGCCGACTGATGGCGCAATCATCGCTCTCGCCGTATCCGAAGGTCAGGATATGACTGGGAACAATACGGACTCTGGCATCCTTTTCTGCCGGATTACTGCTGTATCCAATTCCAAAGTTTGTACCGTCGTTTTTGATAACGGTGTTCCTTCCCGGTATGCCTCGAATACGACAACTACGTCATGGTGGGAATCGGCGTGGTCAAATTACCGCGGTTGGCCTAGGGCGTGCGCGATCTTCCAGCAGAGACTAACTCTTGCTGGTACGATTCATCAGCCGAATACTCTGTGGTTTACTTCCACAGGGGGCTTTGGTGTCACAACCACAAGTATTTTTGGGTCGTGTAAGTTCTCAGCCCTTGGCGATGGGCCTGATCAAGGCATACCCGCCGCGGGGGCTACTGGCATATTAGCCAATGGTAAGAATTATGCGACTCCGCGTAACTGGGTTTATTTCCCCGCGGATGATTCCCAGGGGGATGGCCAGAGTTCAGGCCCGCTGGGCACTCAACCGTTTAGGATTTCCCTCGCGGCTGCTTCCCTTGATGGCATTCAGTATCTGTCGCCAGACCAGCAGCTTTTCATTGGGTCCTCAACTCAAGAGTGGGTGTGCGCTCTCCAGAACGGCAGCTTTGACGTGGCCAACGTAGAGTGCACAATTCAGTCTCACTACGGGAGCGACAACGTACAGGCAGTGCGCATTGGCTATGAGCTGATGTTCGTGCACCAGAAAAAGGACGAGATCCGGGCCTACCAGTACAACTATTTTGATCAGAGTTTCTTTGGTGAGCCGATCCAGTTATTCTTTGACGAGTTCCCCGCTGATGAAGAGGGGGACACCAATCTACTGGCGGGTAGAAAGAAATACCGGCAGATAGACTGGGATGCTTCTCGATCAACATTATGGTGCACGGATACTGCGGGTAATTTATTCGGGCTGACTCGTGATCGTAAGCTATCTATTACTACGTGGCACACACATAAACTGGGCGGATTTAATGCAGACCATGGGCAAGACCAGAACATCACGGACAATCTTACTGCAAGTAATCGTTATACCGACTCGGCCAATTTCTTATGCGATGGTAGTGTAGTATCTATCTGCACTACCCCGAATCCCTTCTCTGGGGTGCAAGATCTTTGGATGGTAGTCAAGCGGTCATATGGCACGGGCGATCAGACCGTCTATAGCATCGAGCGCATGGTAGGCGGGAATACCGTCAGAGAGTCGGCGTATTCGGTAATAGCCCCGGGCAATGCCCAAGAGCCACTTTATGTGGATAGCGCAGTTTTTGCCACTGATACTGGGACGGCTAGTGAGCGTATTCAACCCGTTGGGCAGCACCTTGTTGGGCAACTCTTGTATGGCACCTATTACTCCAAGGCATGGGGATTGTTTGCTCTCCAAGCGCAAGCGGTTGTTGCGGATGATTCTCCTGCTGGGACTTATTTACTTCCCGCTGATCTTCCGCCAGACTGGGGAACGATAGCTGACCCACATACTGTGGTCATGGGGTTGCCATACTCTTCAATCATTAAGCCGGTTCGTATTGATCCACCGAGTCCGATCGGTACTTCTCAAGGTGCAATTAAGCGGCCATCGAAAGCATACGTCAGAGTGTTTAAAACGCTGATGTTTAAGATGGGGGCGCCTCCTCCTGGCAAACTTGAGATTGTTAGGTTTAAACCCGCTGCTCTCATGGGTCAGTCGATAGAAATCTTCACAGGGGACAAAGAAGTCTTTTTACCCATAGGTTATGACCGCGATGGGTATGTCTATATTACGCAGGACCAGCCGTTACCGTTTACTTTAGTCTCGATATCCATCGAAGGCGCGGAATATGAGCAATAATTTAACAGTCGTTGCATATAAACCCGAGCACCTTGAGCAGATCGAGGTCAGATCATGCTATGTTGCGGGGGAGTGCCCAAAGACGATCATGACTACTGCTGTAACCTTCCTGTACGGGGATAAAGTGCTGGCGATCCTTGGGGCGTTTCCATTTGTGCCGGGTGTGCTTCACCTGTGGGGTTTAATCTCCGATCATGTCAAGGAGTGCCCCAAAGAGTTCCACGAGGAAGTTGTCAAGATCATGAACTGGTACGTGATAAATGAAAAGCCACGAAGGTTGCAGATGGATGTCCACGCTTCTTACGAGGTGGGGTGCCGCTGGGCAGAGCGGCTAGGATTTGAGCGCGAGGGTCTTATGAAGGGCTGGGGTCCCAATGGAGAGGGCTTTTATCTCTATGGAAAGGCTATAACATGGCAGCAATAGCAGCCGCAGGAGTAGCCGTAGTAGGTGCGGGAGTTCAGATTTATGGCGCGATCAAGACGGCAAATGATCAAGCTGAGATGGATCTCCAAAGAGCCGCAATCGCAAACCAACAAGCCACTGAGATAGGTGAGCGCGAGGCTGCCAATGAGACCCTACGCAATCAACAGGCGTATAGGCAGAAGCTTCAGTTTGGCGCGTCGTTCGCGGCTACTGGGAGAGAAGGGACGGGCATTGGTTCACAACTCCAGATTCAGAACCAAACTGATCTCGCAAACATGATGTCAAACCGTGAGGCCGACTTTCAGGCCAAGATGCTCAAGCAACAAGCTGGTATTGACACGACGCTTGCGGGACAGACTGAATCAGCTGGCGTGGTTAAAGCACTGGGTATGGGGCTAGGTGGGGCGACTCAAGCGGCAGGGTATCTAGCGCCTAGATACGGGGGCACCCAGTCTATGGGCGCTTACGGGGGTGGATGATGGCTGGCGCTAATGTCCCAGGTTTAGAGAATAATCCGCAGCAGTACTCGACAAATGTGCCGGGCATGGCTCTGCCTAATCGCCGTGAGTGGGGCGAGGAAGGCCGGGCGTATGAGGGGTTAGGCTCTGAGGTGGGGCAGGCCGCACATGCTGGATACCAGATCTATGATGAGGTACAGAGACAGTATGATATCTCCTCTGCTGCCGATGAGCACTTACAAGCAACAATAGGGCATAAAAAGATGATGGATGATCTGGTGAATAGTTCACCTGATGGATTCATGCATGATACCCAGACCAACGAAATAATAAAAGACAAGGCTAATAATCCCAGAACAATTGCGCATGAGTACTGGGATCGAGCAAGTCAGGATTTTGAGGAGAGGCAACATAAACTCACAGACCGTGGGGCGGCTATTTTCCGAGAGGAAATGAAGCAAACAATCGGGCGCAATACGATCTCTCTACAAGGAGAGGGCGCAACGATCCAACATAAAGCTTCTCTCGACCTCATAAATGACAGCGTAAAAGCGCACTCTTTGGAGAACGATGTAAAACCTTTTCCATCGTATTATCAGAGTACTCGGGATGGGGTGCCCATTTTGCGTGGCAGCCTCTCTCAAGTATTCCAGAACTTGGATGACATCGACAAGAAAATTAATCAGCATGGCCCGCTAGCATCAGGTGCGCCGGGATTATTCCCAGCATCACAAGTGAATGACTTAGCCAAAGCGTCCAAAAATACATTGGCCAAGAATTATATCGACTCGGTTGTGACTAATATATTTGAGAATGATACGGCCAGAAGAAGAAAGGGGTCACTTTCTTTATCTGCGACCGATCAAGTGCACGGGGCCATTGATTTCCTAGATGGAAAAGATCCTGAGAGCCTGGAGAGGCAGGCCAAGAATCTTTCCACTATACATAGTTCTTTGACCTCAGAGCAGATCGACAAGGAAAAACTTAGGCTGTTTGGCGCGCTCATAGACGCCAAAAAGGTGGATAAGAGCGAGTTCCAGCGTAATTTTGATAACACCCTGGATTTAGCTAAGCGGGGTAAGTGGGGCGATAACCCGCATGCTTTCTTTGGGTCTGACGAGATTAAATCCCTGGAGAAAGCCGCCACGGCCATAAATCTGCCACCGGAAGAAAAAGCCCTCAAGATGCGCGAAATGTTCAAGGCTGGGGCTGCCGCTTCTTATTCGGGGCGTGATTTCGACCTGGGCAGTGAGTCTTATCAGAATGCACGTATCGAAAGCGGGGCAGCACACTGGGCACAAGCGGCGGATCAATACTATGCTGGCATTGGGGCGAAATTATTGCCCGGAGAACCTGAGGCTCTCAGAGCTGATATGGTCAAAGATGCCCACGAAAAACAAGTGGCAGATCGTAAGAAGTTTGTGGACGACCCAGCTGACTTTTCCAGTAAGTTAGCATCTGGGTATTCTCCGAGTGGCATGGCCTTTAGGTCGGCCAAAATGCACGCGGTAGCGGATAAGCAGAATCATGACCCTAGTCTTAATTTCTTAATCAATCCTAGCATAGGTGGGAAATCCCCTATTGATGTTGGGTTTGAAACGATGGCACCTATATACGCTCGTGGAGAACTGGGCGGGGAAGTCGTCCCCTTTCCAAAGTCAACTTACAAAGAGTGGGCGCATAGGATCGATAAAGGCCATTACACTGGGGAAGATATAGAAAAAATGTTCACAGGTCTGGAACAGAATCCCCATGGTCGAGTAGTTATGGATCAGTTGGTACGTGTGGGCGGCCTAGATAAGGCGTACCAAGAGGCGCACTGGCTACAAAATCCAATGGCAAAGATTGATGCCTTCAATAATATTCGTTCCAAAGGAGCTGCTGCTAAGGCACTCGCCAAAGAAGGCCCAGAACATTCTATTGATAAACAAAGAGCGATAGCAATGAATGTCCCAGAAGTGCGGGAGCAACTTGACTTCTTAAATAGATTTCATGGGGCTGCTAGCCAAGGAGCAGCCGAGGCAAAGGATCGTTTATTGACGACCTGGATGTCTGCCCGAGCATCGTCATTCGCTGTTAGTCATGACAGTGATGCCGCAGTGAAGACTGCCAATGAGCGCGTCCTTGGAAAGATGGCGCCCATTCTGGATGTCGTAGACAGGCACTCTTTTCTGGGCACGGGCTGGTTTGGTAGGGCTGCTTCAAAGGTCCAACTCGCAAGACCAGGGGATCAATACTCAGACTCGGACAAGGCAAAGATCATTGATGGCCTCTACAAAAATCAGCAAGAAGCTGCCGTCGCTTCTCATAAGATAGCCCCGGCTACGATCAGGCAGGGAGAGTATGACTTTAATAAAAAGCTCACCCCTAAGTGGGTTTCAGAGCATCCTTTTATATGGCATCCAGTCCAGTCAGACAAAGGACCGGCATATAGGCTCATGTACCAAGGAATGACTGCAGACGCATCACCCACAGGCAGCGGGTATGACCTCGAGCAATTCAGAGAAGGCGAGTCTGGGTCGAGACAATTTAAGGAAGTGCTTGAATCTGATTTATTGAAGGGTAAATAATGTCATACGGTTTAATGCCACAACCACCTTTGTCTGAGAGTCCCACCCTATCGCAGGGGCCTATTCCTACTGATAGTACTCTCGTAGACAAGGCAGCCAATGAGACCACGGCACCGTTTGGCCCACAGACTCCGCTAGGGCAACCGATAGCCCCACCAAAGAAAGAAGCTGAGGAAGAGACTGGGTTTAGAGCAGAGCATGGCCCGCACCCATCGGCGTGGGAATCTTTTATTGCTCAGCCTATCCGAGAGGAGCTGCATACTCTTATCCCGCCTAAGTGGCCAGAAGTTCAAGGTCGGATGCTCGCGCCCGATGTGGCCAACAAATTATTCGAGGACCGAGAGGTCCCGTACACTTCGGCTGTAGATGAGAATATTCTAATCATGGAGCGCAATGACGCCTATAAGCGCCGTGATAATGCTGAATGGGCTGCTCAGAGACCCATGACTACTGCGGGACGAGTGGCGAGCACGGCAGCTGGATTTGTTGGGTCGCTAATTAATCCGACAAATCTTGTGATAGGCGGAATGAGCGGTGGGCTTGCTGATCTCTTGCCAATCGGAGCACCCTTTGCTGCAAAACTCGGCGCACACTATGGCTCAAATGTGCTGGGATTTACCGGGACTGACCTCCTCAGAAATTATATTGAACAACAGTACGGCGCAAAACCCAGGTCTGTTGGGCAGGCCCTGGAAGAAAATTTAGCCCCAGCCGCATTAATGACTGGCGTTGGTTTGCTCGCTCGTGCGGCATTAAAGAGGGGCGCGCGTAGATTTCTCAACGAGCAGGGGGGAACTCCCGAGAGAGATATCAAAGGCGTAAAAGACAATGTTACGACCCTGGATAATAATGAGAAAATCCAGCCCCCACCATTTAGGCCTATCCTTAATGATCGAGCTAATGGCGCGTCCGTGGGGCCTAGTGGGGAGAAGATACCAGCTACAATAGTAACTTCCCCTCTTGAAACGGCCAAGCTTTACGGCGCCACACACTCAGATGGAACGCCAGTCGTTCATGAACATAACTTGGGGCCGGGCACGGAGAGACAGCTGACTGATAACCGACAAAGGGCGGCCAACTCTGTCGCGAGAGCGTCGGATACCCCTGGGCAAGTTCATGAGGCTACTCTACCCGAGGGGTCTAAACTTTTAGACATAGACAAGAGTGTGGCCGAGGATATTGGATCTCCTGAGAGTTTACTCAAGGCCATAGAAGAAAAGACGGGCATTCCACTTGAGGCGGCGGCATCCCGTGGCACAACTGTCAAAGACATTATCGCCAACTTAGGAGACATGGCAGGGGGTGAATTTGAGAAAGGTAAGGTTGTTCCTGAAGACATTCTGGCACAGATTCAAGAAATCGCTAAGTCTAAAGGATATTCAGGCTATCAATTCTCTGGGTTAGATGAGCAGGGGAATGTCACGAGCAGAGTTGCTCATGTGTTTGAGGCAGACAAACTTCAGATGGGCGAGTCTCACGTGGCTGACCCTAAATCGACACCGGACATTTATAGCCAGGCCCCTGAGGAAACTCCAGGGCCTAAATCAGCGGGCGCTATCGAGGGGGAGAAGGCAAAGCAACAAAATTATGACCCCAATATCCAAGCAGCCCTTGATAAGATCAAGAAGACTGCAAGGACACTCCACCCTGACGAGATGGATAATCAGATCAACGAGATGCAGGCGTCACTTGATGAGCACAAGGCTAGGCTCCAAGAACTTTCAAAAGAATCCCCTGCTGCCAAAGAAGAGTTAGACGCTCTACGCGAAGATGAGGCGCACGACAAAAGAATGATGGATGTCGCCAAGAGAATCATGAATTGTGGAGAATCAGAATGAGTCTTGAAACATGCATCATTGAAGCTAAGAAGTGGGCTGAGGAGAACTCCGAACTTAAGCTTCGCCCCGCTGACATAGAATACTTAGGACGACTTGTGGCCGCGGCCAATGATGCCGGTGTAACCCCCCCTGAGAAAATGTCCCTCATGCAGCTTGTGGTGGACAAGAAAATACTGGCCAACCAGCTTGCGGCGAGGGGAGAGAAGTATTTAAATTCATCAAAGCATGTGTCCTCTCTAGCTAATATCATAAAGAATATCGAGACCTGGAAAGAGGCCGGGCACAATAAATTAAATGCAGCAGCCGATGCTTTCTGGGCGCATGTCACGGGAGAGGCACCAAGGCCTGGGATTGCCGTGAACAATGATCCTCTGGCAGCTCGACGTGGGGCTATGAGCACGTTCTTTAATGCCCTAGAAAACTCAATGCCCCCAAAGCTTTTGAAAGTTTTTAAGTCACTCGATAAAAGTGACCGGATGACTTTTGACATTATCCAGGAATTGGATGCCCTCAGGAATAAAGGTCAGTCTGGGCTAAGTGGGAATGACATGGCTCTACAAATTGCTCGGCATCTGAGGGGCGCCCAAGATTTTGTGTTCGGGCAGGCTAAGGCTTTAAACCCATACCTTAAGGAGAATGAGCTTTATCTATTCTCTCGCTCTCATACCCGTGATCTTATCTCAAAGGCTGGAGTAAACCAGTGGGTAGAAGATGCCATGGCAACATATGGCAACGCCTTAATCGGTGACGTTGCCAAAAAGCGGGGCCTGCTCACAAAAGTTTTCAAAGAAATCACGTCAGGCCTTCCCCCTGAGGGTAATGACAGGTTCGAGTATACACCCGGAGATGAAGGCAGTCGGGCTAAGAAATTGATGGGTAGTCGAGTATTTGTGGCCAACGATTGGAAAGCCGAGGCAGCCTACAACGCTAAGTATGGCGATAGTCTTTATAATAGCTACATGAAGCAGTCTATACGCATGGCCGATTATGTGGCAAATACGAATAAGTGGGGCACTAAACCCCCAGAAGCTTTTGCTAAATTATTTCAAGCCGTGGCTGATTCGATCAAAGACCCCGCAGAGAAAGTGCGATTTTTAAAGAACGAGGACCGGCTCAAAGAAGGTTTTGAGAGCACTCAAGCTCGTAGAGGGTCTGAGGTCTGGACGCGCAAGGGCCAGGCTGCTCAAGCACTGATGGGCACCGAGAATTTGTCGATGCTAGGTAATCATTCTCTACGAGTGATGAAAGCTCCAGTCGCCGCGATGTCACAGATCAGAGATGCTTATGGTCTAAATATATTTGAGCAGGTGACCCAGATCGCGAGAGGCATGGGCAAGGTCCTGGCCAATTTTGGAGATGCTGGGGCCTCTGAGATGCAGCGGTTAGGGGGTATGTCTACTTCTGTCAGTAGGGATGTCACTGGGCAGATAGCGGCGGGGCGAAAAGGGGTGCCGCTTGGAGCCACAGCTAAGGTTTTAAGGCTTGCGGGCAAACTTACTCTCGCCGACTGGACCACCAACGCTTACAAAACCATGATGCTCGATATGGATACCAGGCTACTGGGGGATCATGCGGGAGTAGGCTATGATAAACTAAATGTGCTCACGAAAGAACTCTTGAGCCGGTATAATCTGCACGGACCTCGTTGGGAAGTCTTGAGACAGGGGCTTAATAAAGGCCGAATAACCCCCTCTGATGTGATGAGGATCCCTGACGAGCACTTTAAGGGCATGCTCGGAGAGCGAGGCTCCCCCAAGGAAATACTGCGGTCAAAGACTGAAATGGCCCAGGATCTAGGTACTATGCTCAATGACCGGGCATCGCATACCGTTGGAGAGAGTAGTTCTGCTTCACGTGCCAAGGCATACGGGCTTGCCGATCTGAATACGGCCCCAGGTATTGTGCGCTACTGGTTAACCCAGTTCAGACAGGCATCCATGGTTCAGGCTGAGTTGACCCGTCGGACATACCGGAGTGGGGGGGGAAATACCTCGAATATCAGCGGGACCTTGCAGCTCATGGTTGGGTCCATGTTCATGGGTATGATCGGGCGGCAGGCTCAAGAGATCGCAAAGGGTCGGGAGCCATTAAATCTAGCTGACCACAAGATCCTCGGGGAGGCCCTGCGAGAATCTGGTATTTTTGGATTCTACGGGGATATCGTGGCTGATCTACTCCAGGCTGATAATCCGTTTAAGGAAAAAAGCCTGCTCATGGGGTCTGTCTTAGGGCCATCATTTGGCACGCTAGCTCAAGCTGGAGTGGCCGGTGGGAAAACTATAGCTGGTTTGACCCAGGCGGTAAAGGGAGAGAGTTGGAAAGCTGGGGGTGCGGCCAAGCAGTACGGGGGCGCGGAGTGGGCTAAACTCTTGAACTCTTTGACTCCTGACCAAAATGTGTTTTATCTGAAAGCCGCGATTGACTACATGTTCATGAACGAGATTCATGAGTTCATGAGTCCCAATGGTTATCTTGGACATTTACGCGCAGGAATGCAAAAATCGAAAAATATTAGTGGTAACCCCCAACAGTTCTGGGGCATTGGTGGTAAGAACTACTGGGAGTGACTATGAGAAAACTACTCGTCGGGCTTAGTCTGGTTGTTGCGATTGTCTGCTGTGTGCCGAATATCTTGCACGCGGTGGTGACGAATACTGCGACTGAAACAATCACGGGGCTTGGGAATAGCGTAGCCACGTCATTTCCTATTACGTTCGACTTCCGGGATAATGCCTGGGTCAACGTAACTCTCTACGATACCACGACGAATCCCGCGACGGTAGTGGCAGTGAGTCAGGGTGGCGGGGCCGGGAACTTTACGGTCTCGGGGGGAAACCCAGGGACCGCGGTACTCATGGGCACGGCGCCCACGTCGCATCAGTATCTGGTGATCAGCCGGAGTGTGCCGCTCACCCAGGGTGTGGTTTTCAATCCGGCGAGTATATTCCCATACCAGGGCCTGAGCGCAGAACTTGACAAGGTTACTCTGGCATTACAGAGCGTGAATGCTGGTTTTGAGTCATCCACACCGGGTGGAACTCCCCCGGCGGGATCGAGCGGGAGTCTCCCTAGCCCTGGCGCTGCCTACGATTTCATCGGGTGGAATGCCGCGGGCGCGAGCACCGTCAACGCAACGGTAGCGTACGACGCTGGCCAGACAACTTTCGTGGTGGGCGACGGCATAGTTTTTAATGGCGCGGGCTGGGCTACCTACCCGATGACCTCAAGTAATCTGGTTAATACGATCAACCTAGGTAATAGTCCCCTAGGCCCTGGCGTGGGTGGATCGGGTGTCTCTAACAGCGGTCTCCTCACCTGGGGGCACAACGCCCTAACCTTCACTACCGCGGGCGTCACTAATTTGATGCTCCCACAGTCTGGCACCGTGCTCACGGGCACCGCGACGAATAACAACGTAGGCTCAACGATCGTCGAGCGGGATTCCAGCGGAAATTTCACCGCGGGGACTATCACCGCAGCCCTCTCTGGAAACGTCACGGGCAACGTGACCGGAAACGTCACGGGGAATACCTCGGGCACCTCGGCAAATGTCACAGGCATCGTTGCTATAGGCAACGGAGGGACCGGCCAGACTGCTCGCCAAACCGCTATCAACGGGCTGCTTGACACAGGCTCAGGTGTCTCGGGCGACTATCCCCGGTTCAACGGGACCGATGTAACTCTCACCCACATTATCACCGGAGATCTCCCGCAGAATATCCCATACTCCAAAATGGAGCAGCAAACCCACAACGCTCTCCTCTGGTCCGATAACTCGGGTGACGAGGGCGTGATCGCGACAAGTTCAACGGCGGGATATGTTTTGACTTCTGACGGTGTGCGCCCACGTTGGGCAACCCCCACAGGTGGGTCTGGTGGGGGCATCCCATACGGTGCTGACACTGGTGTGGCCGATGCTTACGTAGTTCTAAACCCAGTTCCATCGGTAACATCATACATCGTTGGGCAGCCAGTTTCTTTTGTGGCTGCAAATGCCAACACAGGTGCGGCCACTCTTGATGTGTTCGGACTGGGCGTGGTGGGGCTTACTGCGCAAGGTGGTTCTGCTCTCACCAAAGGAGACATCATCGCGGGCGCCCTGGTCCTCGCCATATACGATGGCACAAAGTTTCAGATGATCTCGCCACAAGGTATCGCGGTTTCTCCGAACACAGTAAATACCACCGTAAAACGAGACAACGCCGGGAATTTTAGCGCCAACATAATCACCGCGGATATCATTGGCTCTGCGAGCACCGTTACAGGCACAGTTCCTCTCACAAATGGCGGGACCGGAGCGTCGAACAGCACGGTAGCCAGGTTCAACCTCGGGGTAGCAGCGTCAGGGGTTAATACCGACATCACCGAGCTTGCCGGTTTGACCACGATGCTCCCCCTCACAGAGGGCGGAACCGGAGCGTCGAACAGCACGGCAGCCAGGTTCAACCTTGGGGCAGCAGCGTCAGGGGTTAATACCGACATCACCGAGCTTGCCGGTTTGACCACGATGCTTCCACTCACAGAGGGCGGAACCGGAGCGTCGAACAGCACGGCGGCCAGGCTTAGCCTCGGGGCAGCAGCGTCAGGGGTTAATACCGACATCACCGAGCTTGCCGGTTTGACCACGATGCTTCCACTCACAGAGGGCGGAACCGGAGCGTCGAACAGCACGGCGGCCAGGCTTAGCCTTGGGGCAGCAGCGTCAGGGGTTAATACCGACATCACCGAGCTTGCCGGTTTGACCACGATGCTTCCACTCACAGAGGGCGGAACCGGAGCGTCGAACAGCACGGCGGC